TGTAAAAAGAATTCTTAAAGAATCAAACGATGACCCAAGAATGTATCATAGATACACGGACGGAGGAAATCCAGGAATTGAGAAATTCTTCGAGGAGCCTTTGAATGATGCGATAGCAAGAGAGTTAGAGTCTCAGTTGGAAAATGATGAATATGCAAATATCGACAACCCAACAAACATTGGAAAAGGAACTCGAACTATGAGAATAATTTTCAACGGTAGAAAATATACAATTGATGATTTTATTGACCAAGTCCAAGAAGATGGTGAAGCAAATACTTGTCATACCATAGACGAGTACGAATATAAAAATAGACTTTTAGGTAGCACAACTATCACTATCAAAACGGATGAAGGACCTTGTAAAAGAGATAAAAAAAATGACCCTACTCCTCCAAAAAAAGAAAAAAAATGTAAGTACGATTATGTAAAAGTTCCTTATTTACGTGGTGAACTAGAGGCGTTTCAAGAATATTGTATAAAAAATGGAATGTACAGAGCAATCTATGATGATGGAACATCTTCTAAGTGTGATGATGCGGACCGTGTGATTGGATGTTGTACAAAATCTTGTTACGCAATGTCTCAATCAAACATGCCAACTCCAAGATTTGGAAGAGATTAAAAAAAATTAAAACCCCTCTATTATGAGGGGTTTTTTGTTTTACGTTTTGTCACTTTTTTGATTTTGACATCCGTCTTTTTTTCTTCTTTGTTGTAAGATAAAATAAATGTAGAACCTTTCTCAGGATTATCAGTTAATATTTTTTCTGTAATTGCATCGTCAACCCACTTCTGAACGGTTCGTTTTAGAATACGAGCTCCAAATCTTGTATCGGTACCTACTTCAATTAAATGTTTTTTCAAACTATCATCAACATCTACCTTGTATTCCAACGTTTCGATTCTTTCGTAAAACTTAGACAACTCAAGTTCAACAATTTGTAACAAATCATTTTCATTTAAATCTTTAAAATAAACAATATCATCAAATCTGTTAATAAATTCAGGAGCAAACTTTTTGAACAATTCTTTTTCTAAAAGAGATTTAATTTCATCATCTTTTCTTTCTAACTTGGTGTTTGTGGTAAACCCAACACCTGTACCAAAATCTTGAACCACTTTTGTACCTACGTTAGAAGTCATTAATATGATACAATTTTTGAAATTTATCTTTCTTCCATGACCATCTGTTAAAAACCCTTCATCTAACATTTGTAAAAATACGTTAAAAATTTCAGGATGAGCCTTTTCAATTTCGTCTAATAAAATAACTGAGTATGGTTTATTTTTAATTTTATTTAAAAATGGTGACCCATCTTCATAACCAACATAACCTGGTGATGTTCCCGTTAGTTTCGATGTTGCAATTTTATCTGAAAACTCACTCATATCTAATCTAATAAGAGCATCTTCAGTATTAAACATAAGTTTTGCCAATTGTTTTGCTAATTCTGTTTTACCAACACCTGAGTTACCAATTAACAATCCACTAAATATTGGTTTTTTAGGGTCACTTAAACCAACTTTATTTCTTTGAATTGCTCTTGATATTTTGGCAACTGCCTCATCTTGACCGATAACTTTAGTTGATAAATTGTCTTTGAGATTAACTAATTTTTCAGTTTCATCTGTTGTAATTTTATGAATTGGAATTTTTGTCATAAGTGATACAACATCATACACTATATCTTCGGTGACTTCTTTTTTAAATAAATTTCTATTTTTTTCAAAATTTTCTTTTTCTTTTTCTAATTCAGATAGAATTTTTCTTTCTCTATCTCTTAGGTCCGCCGCTTCCTCATATTTTTGTTTGTTAATCACCTCAACTTTTTTCTCCTTAATATTGGCGGCCTCTTTTTTAAGATTTTCAATAACTTCAGGTAGTTTGACCTCAACTTGACTTCTTGCTCCAACCTCATCAATTATATCAAAGGCTTTATCTGGAAATTCTCTATCTGTGATATATCTATCGGCTAACTCAACACAAAGTTTTAAAATATCTTCTGAATAAATTACTTTATGAAAATTTTCATAACGTTCTTTTGATTGATTTAAAATTTGTAAAGTTTCTTCCTTCGATGAAGGGTCAACAATTACTTTTTGAAATCTTCTTTCAAGAGCACCGTCTTTTTCTATGTTCTTTCTGTACTCTTCAAGTGTTGTTGCTCCAATACATTGTAACTCCCCTCTAGATAACGCAGGTTTAAATATATTTGAAGCATCCATTGAACCTGAAGCATTTCCCGCACCAATCATAGTATGGATTTCATCAATAAAAATTATGATATCAGGATTTGCATATAACTCTTCCATTATAACTTTCATTCTTTCTTCAAACTGACCTCGGTATTTTGTTCCTGCAACAACTGAAGTTAAATCTAATGAAACTATTCTTTTTCCCATTAGATTCTGAGGACAATCTCCTTCAAAAATCTTTTTAGCTAAACCCTCTACGATTGCAGTTTTACCACAACCTGGTTCACCTATGATAATTGGATTATTTTTTTTTCTTCTCGATAGAATTTGTGCAATTCTATTGATTTCACCCTCTCTACCTATAACAGGGTCTAATTTACCTTCTTCTGCGGATTTTATTAAGTCTCTTGAAAAATTATCAAGAACTGGTGTTTTGGTACTTCCGTCTTGTGATTTAGGTTTGGATTTATCTGAACTGTCTGCTGAATCAATCATATCTGTTTTTTTTCAAAAAATATAACTAACTTTATTAATAATCAATTACAAAAAAATATTTGACATAATGTCTTTTTATTTTTATATTTGTATGACATTTTGTCATGTATTCTGAATTGGCACAAGTTTGGTCAAAAAGGGGGAAAAATAAACTTTAAAATAATGTTAAATAAAAATGGGAAAAATTATTGGAATAGATTTAGGTACAACTAATTCTTGTGTAGCAGTAATGGAAGGTCGCGAACCTGTGGTAATCACAAACAGCGAAGGTAAAAGAACAACACCATCAATTGTTGGATTTGTAAAAGATGGTGAAAGAAAAATCGGAGACCCTGCAAAACGACAGGCGGTTACAAATCCTGATAAAACAGTCTACTCTATAAAACGTTTCATGGGTAGTACGTTTAATGAAACTAAAGGTGAACATTCAAAAGTTCCTTACAAAATTGTCAATCAAAAAAATAATCCAAAGGTACAAATCGAAGATAGGACTTATTCACCACAAGAAATATCTGCAGCCATTTTACAAAAGATGAAACAAACTGCAGAAGATTATTTGGGGTCAAAAGTTACAGATGCGGTAATCACAGTACCTGCTTACTTTAATGATGCCCAAAGACAAGCAACAAAAGAGGCTGGTGAAATTGCAGGGTTGAATGTAAGACGTATTATTAATGAACCAACGGCCGCGGCATTAGCATACGGATTAGATAAAATGTCAAAAGACATGAAAATTGTTGTTTTTGACTGTGGTGGTGGTACTCATGATGTTTCGGTTTTAGAACTTGGTGATGGGGTATTTGAAGTATTATCTACAGATGGTGATACTCACTTAGGTGGTGATGATTTTGACCAAGTAATTATTGATTTTCTTGTAAGTGAATTTAAAAACGATACAGGAATTGATGTAACAAAAGACCCTATTGCACTTCAAAGGTTAAAAGAGTCAGCAGAAAAAGCTAAAATTGAACTGTCCTCGTCTCCACAGACAGAAGTTAATTTACCTTATTTAACCGCAGACGCTACAGGACCAAAACATTTAGTTGTTAAAATCACAAAATCAAAGTTTGACCAATTAACTGAAGACTTAGTTAATAGAACAATTAAACCTTGTGAGTCGGCACTTAAAAATGCGGGATTACAACCTTCAGATATTGATGAAATTATTTTAGTTGGAGGTTCAACACGTATCCCATCAATTCAAGAGGCTGTCAAAAAATTCTTTGGTAAAGAACCATCAAAAGGTGTAAACCCTGATGAGGTGGTTGCTTTAGGGGCAGCAATTCAAGGAGGTGTAATAGGTGGTGATGTGACTGACGTATTGTTATTGGATGTTACCCCATTATCATTAGGTATTGAAACTATGGGTGGGGTGTTCACAAAGTTAATTAATGCGAACACTACAATTCCAACAAAAAAATCAGAAACTTTCTCAACCGCGGTTGATAATCAACCATCTGTAGAAATCCATGTATTACAAGGTGAGAGAAGTATGGCAAAAGATAATAAAACAATCGGAAGATTTCACCTTGATGGATTACCGCCAGCGATGAGAGGAGTTCCTCAAATTGAAGTTACTTTTGATATTGATGTTAATGGTATTATTAACGTATTTGCATTAGACAAAGCAACAAACAAACAACAATCAATTAGAATAGAATCATCTTCAGGTTTATCAAAAGAAGAGATTGAAAAAATGAAAATGGAAGCTGAACAAAATGCAGAATCTGACAAAAAAATGAAAGAAGATGCTGATACTTTAAACTCCGCAGACTCTTTATTGTTTCAAGTTAATAAATCATTAGATGATTTGAAAGATAATATTAGTGAGGAGGAAAAAGAGTTAGTAAGCACCAAAGTTCAAAAACTTCGTGAAGCGTATAATAATAAGAACGTCGATGACGTTAAAATTTTGATGGAGGAAGTTAATCAAGAATTCCAAAAAATTAGTGAAAAACTTTACAACAAAACACAAGACTCTTCACAAGATGAGGTAACAAGCGTTGACTTCGAAGAAGTTAAATAATTAAATCTCACAAATAAAAAAGAAATCCACCTCATTGGTGGATTTTTTTTTGTATATTTATAGATATGGATGTTTGGAAAAATTTTATAGAAGAATTAAATCTAATTTCAAAATTAGAAGAAATATATTTTAGAATAAGATTGGTTTTGCAAAAAGAAGGGTGGTCAGATAAAGATTTAGAACGTCCACCATACTATCCACAAGAGTTAATGAGTTTATATCATAAGTTTCATAATGAAAGAGATTTGTTACTTAAAACAATAAAAGAGTATGGTTTTGATGTTGACTCTAATGATTTGATAAATTACATTCAAATTAAGTTAAAAAAAATTGACAATATAACCCCATTAAGAAAACCAGATGGCGATTACTAAAACACAAATCATAGGGACAAAAATTATTTGTGAAATTGACTCCTCCAATTTAGTCATGTCTGAGTATGACTCTGAAACACAAAAGTTAGTTACAACATTTAAAAACGGTGCAGTTTACGAATATGAAGAAGTTCCTCATAATATTTTTGCACAATTTAGATTATCAGAGTCACAGGGAAAGTTTTTCAATCAAAACATTTCCAAACATTTTCCTTACAAAAAAATTGAAACTTAAATACTAAACTATTTATTAGTATAAAGTTAAAAAATGACTAATAAAAATAGTATAGTTCAAAGTTTACAACTCAGGGATGAATTGAATCCTGATGTTTGGGATAAAAACAAAAAAGGAGGTTACACCTTAAAACCCGATATACAAAAAAAATTATTAAAAGTTTCAGAGATTTTTTTAGACTATGTTGATATTGATATATTTGTTCAAGACATTGTACTAATAGGTTCATTGACGGGATACAATTGGTCCGATTTTTCAGATTTTGATTTGCACATTATGTATGACTTTAACGATGCTGGTGACAAAAAAGATTTATATAAAGAACTATTTTATCTGAAGAAAACCGTCTTTAATGCTAAACACGACATTAGAATCAAAGGGTTCGAAGTTGAAGTGTTTATTCAAGATTTAAATGAAAAGGAAAAAAGTGTTGGTTCATATTCAATAATGAATAAAAAGTGGATAAGGTTCCCTGAAAAAGAAAATTTCAAAATAGACGAAAAAAAATTAATTGAAAAGGCTAATCAGTGGATTGATATAATAGACGGTGTATTGGAAAACGCCGAAGAATTAGATTTGGACGAAGCCTTAAGAGTTATTAAAAAATATAAAAACAAACTCAAAAAATATAGAACATGTGGATTACAGAAAGGTGGAGAACTTTCTTATGAAAATTTAGTGTTCAAATATCTTAGAAGAGCTGGATATTTATCCAAATTAGATAATTTCAAAAACAAAGTTGCGGATAAAAAATTGTCGTTGGAACACGAAATTTATAATTAAATTGTAAAATACAAAGTAACAATATATTTATATAAAAAAAACTATGGCAACAACTGCTTGTACATCTACAATTTATACTTATGTGATACCTGCGAGTTCAACAGGAGGTACCGCAACAATTACACCACCTAAACCAATTTGGTCAGACGCAACAGGTGTAAACGACATACAATGTGGGGCCGTTACCTTAGGTGGATTTAATGGATTAAACAATTAAACAATAATAAAATGGGAGATTTGAAACCAATAGGAAGTGAAAAATTAGAAGGGATTAGCAAACTTAAAAGAATTATGGAGATTGCTAGATATAAAGAAAATATAAACCCTCATAGTATAGAACTTTCAAAAACTGATTATAAAATATCTTTACCTGATGGGTATACATATGAAATTGTTAAAGAAAAATCGGGATACACTTTGAAAAAAGGTATTAATGAAAATTTCATGGATTATATATCACCGATGAAAAGTAGGAAATTTTATAGGTCCTATTCTGAGGCCCTTAAAAAACTTAACTTAATTGTTTCTGAAGTTAACAGAAGTGTAGGAAATGATTATGAAATACCTTTAATTGGAGAGCAAGACTCTCCAAAAAAAAAATTCGTTTTAAAACAAACTAAACCAAGTCCTGCTAGTGGGTCAGAACCAACTATGGACGCTGGCACACCACCTCCACCACCTGCACCTGAGGCCGGTACAGAAGGAATGCCGCCAGCACCTGATACGGGAATGGGAGGAATACCACCAGCACCTGAGACGGGAATGGAAGGAATGCCACCGGCACCTGAAGAAGGTGCAGAAGGAATGCCACCGGCACCTGAAGAAGGGGCAGAAGGAATGCCACCTGAAGAAGGCGTGGAAGAACCTATGATGGGTGGTGAAGAAATGCCAACAGAACCTGAAGCGGGAATAGAAGAACCTATGATGGGAGGTGAAGAAGGAGAAGAACCATCATCGATTAAAGTAATTCAAAAGTTAACAGGTAAACTAGCTCAAAAAATTAGAGCTCTTGAAAAAGACCAAGGATTAGACTCCCAAGATAAAAAATACGTTTTAAACTCATTGATTTCAGCAATAAAACCTGAAACTTTGGATGACGATGACAGAGAAGATATTATTGATAAAATTGAGGCCTTTGATGAGTATGGTGGTGAAAGTGAGGGTGAACTAAATTTTGATGATGCAAATATGTCAGATATGGGAGGTATAGAAGAACCTATGATGGGTGGAGAAGAAGGAATGCCACCGGCACCTGAAGGAATGGAGGGAATGCCACCGGCGCCTGAAGAAGGTGTAGAAGGAATTCCACAAGAGCCTACTGAAGGTTACCAAAGTATTATGGACTCAATTTTCACAGAATCTCGTGTTGAAAATGTTTTGAGTAAATATTTCAAATTCAAACCAAGTGAAAAACCATTATTAGAACAAAAAAAGAAAGTAGATTACTTAAAACAAAAATTGAATATTGTTGAACAGAAAAAAGATTTCAAACGTATGGCTCAAACACAAAGACAGGTTAATACTTGCGAAGCCTTATTCGAAAACTATAATAACATAAATTTTATTGGTAGAACAAACCAAAATAATTTAGTTTTTCAGATAGGAAAAAACCAAATTAAAGTCACTCCATACGGAAGAATTATATGAAACTAGTTTACGTAAACAGTATGGGTCCAAACTTTAGAGGGGATAACATTTATGAGTTTATTTTTTCTGATTTGGATGATGTTTATGGTGACGAATGGGATAGTGAAATTTCGGGTGGTAAACCTACACCACCAATGGTTGAGTTTATAAAAAAAGTTGGAATATTAAAAAACTCAGAAATTGAGTTGGACTTAATACAAAATTCTGATTTTTTTGGAATGTATGATGCTGTTGATGGGGTAATTGCTTTAGGTTGGGAAAAGAACTTCAGTAATGAAAAAGTTCGTTTGGTATTTCATTATGGAAATACTTTAGAAGAAGTTGAAAATAAATTATACGAAAGAGACATCGTATTAAAATGGGAAAAAAATTTAGTTAGTAATGAAACATATTGATTATAGAATTGAAAGATTGTTACACGAAGGTTTCTCTATTGGAACTTTAGAAAGATTTTCATCTAAACAAATTCAAGTACTTTATGAAAAAGTAAAAAAATCTAATAAAGAAACAAAAGAAGCTGTAACAAAAACAACAACAAGTACTACATACACAAAAGACGAGGCTAAAGGTAAAACATTTAGTAAAGACGATGATGTAAATGTAACAATCAATCAAGATGACAGCGTTACGGTAACTAAAGAAGGTGAGGAAGAAGATGTATCAAATGTTAACAAAGGCGAGGACGACCAAGACCCAATTCAAAAACAAGGACCAGACGGGATGCCAACAGAAGGGTATTTAGAAGAAAAGTCAGTTTCAAAACAACAACAAAAAATTATGGGTTTGGCTTTATCAGTGAAAAGAGGTGATACACCAAAATCAAAGGTCACAAAAAAAGTACAAAAAATGGCTAAAGAAATGAGTAAAAAAGACTTAGAAGATTTTGCCAGAACCAAACACAAAGGTTTACCATCTAAAGTTGAAGAAGATAATATAAAAAAAATAGAAGAAAGTATTTTAAGATTAGTTCAAAATCATATACCACCACATACAACAAAAAAAGAACTAATTAATTATATAAGTAAAAAAAGGTAATGAATGTCTTTATCAAAAGAACAAATATTATTAGAGTATGCAAAATGCGTAAATGATACTCCTTACGCTTTAAAAACTTATTTACAAACTTACGACAACACACAATCTAAATACGTTCCATTAGAACTGTTTAACGACCAAGTCACATTAGTAAAAGATTACGATACTGCCGAAGAAAACATTGCACTAAAATATCGACAAGCCGGTGTATCGACAGTTACCTCCGCTTGGGCTTCTAAAAGATTGGTTTTTGCTAAAAAATCAAAACCTGAAAAAATTCTAATTATTGCAAACAAATTGGATACAGCGGTTGAAATGGCAAACAAAGTTCGCGCATTTGTTGAACAATGGCCCAATTGGTTGGGGGTTGGATTTTCTCCTGAAAAAAATGCAGCAAGACACTTTAAATTAACAAATGGGTGTGAGGTGAAAGCTGTTGCGACTTCAAAAGATGCTTTACGTGGATATACCCCAACAATTCTTATTTTTGACGAAGCGGCATATATTGATGCTGACGAAGATTTTTGGTCTGCTTGTATGGCATCCCTTTCAACAGGTGGTAAAGTTATTGTAATATCAACACCCAACGGGTTTGACCCAATCTATTATTCAATTTATTCACAAGCGATAAAAGGAATGAACGATTTCAAAATTACTGAGATGTTTTGGTTTAGAGACCCGAGATATTCTAAGGATTTAAAATTGATTAAATGTGATGATATCATTCACTATATGTTAAATAGAAGTGATTACAAAGATGATGAAATAACATTAGATTATTCAAATATAAAAGTATCTGATAGAAATTTTGAAGAAATAAAACAAAAATTAGAACACGGTTATAAAGCATATTCTTCTTGGTTTGAAGCGATGTCAAAAAAATTAAAATTTGACAAACGTAAAATATCACAAGAGTTGGAATGTAATTTTTTAGGTTCGGGAGATAACGTAATTCCTCCTGAAACAATGAAAAAAATAAAAGATAATTTTATAAAAGAACCTGAAAATAAATTCATGGGTGGTGTGTTGTGGCAATGGAAAGAACCTGTTGTGGGACACAGATACATAATGGGAATGGACGTTTCAAGAGGGGATAGTGAAGACTTTACAACTTTTATTATTATTGATTTTGATGAGAGAGAACAAGTATTAGAATATATCGCAAAAGTCCCGCCAGATATTGTTGCAGAAATTGCATATAAGTGGGCCACGATGTATAATGCGTTTATTGTTACTGATATCACAGGTGGGATGGGTGTTGCAACATCTAGAAAACTTCAAGAACTTGGATATAAAAATTTATACGTTGACGGAATAAACCCCGCAGACAAATGGAAGTGGGACCCGAAACAAAATGACAAAATACCTGGAATAAATTTTAACTCAAAAAGAGTACTAATTATTCAAGCGTTTGAAGAGGCTTTAAGATTTGGGTTTGCTGTTAGGTCACAGAGATTATTTAATGAGTTAAACACGTTTGTTTATGTAAATGGAAGACCTGACCATCAAAAAGGTCAGCATGATGACTTGATTATGGCTATGGCTATGGCAATTTATGTCGGTGAATCATCGTTTTCCAAATTAGAAAAAGCAACAGAACAAGCAAAAGCAATGATTGAGTCATGGACTATGGATACAAGGGAATTTAAAGACTCTAGTAGAAATTTTAATCCAGCACTTCCTGTAAATTCCATGAATAACCCATCAATGAGAAACTATCAATCAACCAAAGATGATTATCAAAAATATTCTTGGTTATTTGGAGGTACAAGAGTTTAATTTAATTTGTTGATAATTATTATATAAAGAAAAGTATCGATGGAACAACAAAAATTAACCGTTTGGCAAAGGTTGAGTAAGGTTTTTGGACCAACAGCTCAACTGGACCAACAATCGCCAGTTTTTAAGTTTGATAAAAAAGAACTACTCAAAACGACTGATAAATCTCAATTTGAAAAAGAAAAACTACAGGCTCAACAAACCATGTACATTGGTCAACAATGGCAAAAAGTTGAATCTAACTTGTATACTCAGGCCGTTTACTATGAACCAACAAGAATGGCTTCATATTATGACTATGAATCTATGGAATACACTCCAGAAATTTCAGCAGCATTAGACATCTATGCCGAGGAGTCAACAACTCCCGATAAAGAAGGTCATATGTTACAAATATATTCTGAGTCTAAAAGAATTAAACAAGTCTTAGTTGACTTGTTTAACAATCGTTTGGACATAAATACAAACCTACCCATGTGGACAAGAAACACATGTAAATTTGGTGACAACTTTGTTTATTTAAAATTGGACCCTGAAAAAGGAATAGTAGGTTGTCAACAATTACCAAACATTCAAATAGAAAGACTTGAAAAAGGTATGAGGTTTCAACCTGACAAGTATTCGCAAGAAATGGAAAATGATGCATTGAAGTTTACTTGGAAAGAAAAAAATATGGAGTTTAACGTTTGGGAGATTGGTCACTTTAGAATTTTAGGGGACGATAGAAAATTACCTTATGGTACTTCTATGTTAGAAAAAGCAAGACGTATTTGGAAACAACTACTATTATCTGAAGACGCGATGTTAATCTATCGAGTATCAAGAGCACCTGAAAGAAGGGTATTTAAAGTTTTTGTTGGAAACATGGATGACAAAGACGTTGACCCATATGTTCAAAGAGTTGCAAGTAAATTTAAAAGAGACCAAGTGGCGGACCCATCAACAGGAAACGTGGATATGAGATATAATCAATTGGCGGTTGACCAAGATTTCTTTATTCCTGTAAGAGATGCAGCAGCCACAAATCCAATAGAGACCTTACCAGGTGGAACAAACTTGGCAGAAATTGCTGATATTGAATACATACAAAAGAAGTTAGTAACGGCTCTAAGAATACCAAAAGCGTATTTAGGTTTTGAAGAGGCTGTTGGTGATGGTAAAAATTTGTCTTTATTGGATATTAGATTTGCTAGAACTATTAATAGAATTCAAAAATCTATGATTGCAGAACTAAATAAGATTGCAATTATTCACTTGTTTTTATTAGGGTTTGAAGATGAATTGACTAACTTTACATTAGGACTTACTAACCCATCTAAACAATCTGATTTATTAGGTATCGAAGTTTGGAAAGAAAAAATTACTTTATACAAAGATGCGGTTGCTGAAATTGCTAACTCAGTGGCTCCTGTTTCTGCGTCATGGGCTAAAAAACACATTTTAGGGTTTTCTGATGAAGAAATAAAATTGGATATACAACAACAAAGAGTAGAAAGAGCTGTGGCTGCTGAGTTAGGTAAAACGGCTGAAGTTATCACTAAAACAGGTATTTTCGATGGTGTTGATAATCTTTACGGTAAGAAAACGGCAGCTCCTGCCGCAGGAGGAGAAGCGGGTGGAGAGGCTGGTGCTGAACCTGCGGGTGGTGATTTAGGTATGGATATGGGTGGCGGGGCGGCTCCTGAACCACCGGCCGAAGAACCTGCGGGAGGAGGAGTAACACCCGAAAATTTTAACAAAAACGATTTAAATTTATTACTAGAAGAAAATCTTTTCGGAGATTCTTTGTATATGAATTTAGGTAGAGGGAGAAACAATTTAGTGGAAATTAACGACAAGTTAAAAGAATTGATAGATAGATAATATTTATTAAATAAAAAACATGAACACATTTGGAACAA